CAAGGCAACCTCCTGGGATGTCGATGACGACTCCAGGGTCAGCAGTCACGATGACAGGGCCTCCCTTCTGCGCAATGCTGAAGTGGCTACCCGCACCCATCTTGACTTCTGCATCCCCCACCGCAGGGATAGCGTTGACTCGTACTTCGCACCCAGCCTCGTTGGTGCATCGGATGAATCCGAACTCCACAGCCTTGTCGGCGTAGAACGTCGGACCAACAGCTTCGACTACTTTGAGCCGCAAGCCGAGCGCCGTTACAGGCTGAGGTCCAGTGTACGGCTTGGCATAGCCACGCAGCACCGCAAACCAGATGCTGCCCGGTGCCGGCACTTCCGCAAAGCGGATAGCGGACTCGGCGGGGTTACTGGTGTTAACGATGATTTCGTAATCAACCGTAGGCTCTAGGCCCAGGCCGTTCGCATACACATCGTAGAAGCCGGCCTGCGTCACGTCTGCGCCAGGGATGAAGAACTGATCGTCCTCCTCTTGGTCACCAGTCCAAGCACCGGACCAGACGCGCGGGGCGACGGACACGATACCACCAGCGGACAGCAACTCGGTGACCTGCTTGTAGATGTTCTGGATAATCTCGTTCAGGTCCACGATAACGCCGACCTGTTGGTCGATGCTGAGGGTGGCGATGTTGAGCGAGTCGAACATTTCCTGAATGATCTTCAGTAGCTGGTCGTTGCTGAGGTTAAGGTTGGTCTTGCTGATGATGCTACCGTTAACGTAGTCAACGAGCATCTGCTGCACCGGAGTGCTGCGGTAGATATAGAGCTTGCGCCCAGCGGCGACGGCAGGCGAGACTCGGACGGTACTAGCGTCATCGTCTTCGCTCAGGACTTCCACAGTATGCGGAGTCCGGTCGGTCAGCAGCTGCGTCTCCTCGCCCAACAGTCCGCTCATGGCGTACACGTGGGACGGGTTGATGTAGCCACCGGTAAAGCTGATCTGCCAGTCAGTGGTCACGCCGTCGGCGTCGAACACGTCTGTCGCGTAGCGCAGCTGCGGGTCTGGAACTGCCATGCTGCCTCCTGTTTGCTATAGGTGTACCAAAAGGGTGGGCCGTCCGTGGCCCTGATCTTACTCCTCCTCCCACTGGCTGGCTGCGCCCTTCAGCAGCGGGATCACCATCGGCAGTCGCCCGCCCGGAATCACGTCGGCCAGATTCTCCGGCTTGCCGGCGACGCCCTGAGCGAAGTCGTTGATGACTCCCAGCGACGGCGCGAACTGCCCGCCGATCACTTCCTTGCGGTTGCCGAACTGCCCACCGGCCAGCTGCTTCAGCCACGTCGGACCCTGCGTGTCGGTGGCGTACTCGTACCACCCTCCCGCCACACCGGTGCCCACGTCCAGCACATCGTTGAGCATGCCCGTCGCCGACACGTAGTTCAGCGTGGCCTTGCCCAGCGCCAGAGGCGACAGGATGTTCTGGTCGATGGCCTCTTCGCGCTCCTGCTCGTTCATCAGGGCCACGCGGGAGAGCACACGCAGGGCTTGCAGCGGCGCCGCTACAGCCATCGCTGCGGCGATCAGGCCCGCCGTCTGCCATGCACCGTAGTTGCCCACGTAGCGGCCCAGCTGCTTCTGCTGTGCGACCAGTGAGAACGTGCGATGCTGGAACAGCAGCTTCAGCCAACCGTTGTGAGCCCACTTACCAGTCTCGCCGATGAAGGTGTCCTGAAGAATCTGCGAGGTGCCCCGGTTAATCGCGTTGTAGAACGCCAACCATGCCTGCCGATCCGCCAGTCCTTCGACGTTGCGCGGGTCCACTGCTTCCAGCTTACCGTCAGCGCCCCAGCGCACGACCTGATCCTGCGTAGCCCGCAGGCGATTCAGCAGGTTGTCGTCAATGCCCATATCCTTCAGGGCAGTGTCAGCCTCAGCACCGTCACGCAGGAACTTAACGCCCTTGGCGATCAGCACCTCAGCGAAGCCGCGCTGCTGCACGGCGAGCACGGCCCGCTGCCCCGAGAGGATACGGTTCGCGTGCGCAGCCTTCTGCACCAGAGAGGTCAGGAAGCCCGCGCGCTCGCTGCCGTACATCGACGCCTGAGTGTCCAACGAGTTGAACATGTGCAGGTCGTAACCGGCGAGGCCGAAGCCGCGACCGCTGATGAACTCGAAGCCGTCGAGGATTTGGTTGCCGCTGTCCTCGCCCTTCAGGATGCGCATGATTTCGCCGCGCATACGTGGAGCAATACGGATTGCGTCAGCCACACCAGCAGCGCCAACAGCGGCGAGGCCATTGCTGTACTCCGCTGCCTGATTGATGCCCGCGCCGCCTAGCTGGATAGCAGAGGTCAGCAGACGCGCATTCGCCAGAACAGTCGGATCACCAGTGCCAACAGGACGACCCAGGAACTCAGACATCACCTGATCGAACGCCTTCAGCTCCACATCGTTGGCACCGGTCAAGCGCATTGCCTCCTTCGCAACGTTGATGCCTGCGTCGCCGAGGATGCCATGCTTAGCCAGAGCGATGTCGCCAGAAACGCGGCCCGCGTACTTGCGGTAGTTGTCCATCACGCGGTTGTCGAGGTAGTCCATCAGACGGAACTTGCCTTCAGCATCTTCGTACTGCTTGGTCACGTCGAGGTCGATACGAGCCTTGGTGTGCTTCGCACCGCCACGGCTGTACTTGCCCATAACCTTTTGGATTTCCTCCTCGTTGAGCGACATTGCCCGCAGAGTGTCGCGCAGCGTATCCGCCTGCGACTCCGAGAAAACCTGACCTGGTGCTTCGATGATACCCGCAGCCTTGCGTTCGATCCGTTCCAAATACTTGGTGGCGAACTTTTCGAGGAAGTCATCCCCATACAGCTCGCCCATCACCTCGAACTGATCGCGCATAGCCTGACGGATTCCCTCGCGGCGAACCGGACCAGCAGCTGCGATGCTGCCGCCCAGCCACGTGCGGGACTCGTAGCCCTCCACGTCTTCCTCCGGCAGACGCTGTGCGCCAACCGTCCCGGCCGCGCGCTGTTCTGCTGCCATGCGGTTGTATCCGCGATCCAGCTCACGGGCCATTGCCTTCACTGTCTCGTGCGCGTCCGGGATGTCACCACCGTTGAAGCGAGTTTCGCGGTACAGCTTCACTGCATACTCGAAATCCGCACGTGTCTTCCAACCCGTGGCGAAGTCCTTGATCGCACCGATGCCGCGTACGTCAGCGCGCCACAGACGGTAGGCCGCTTCCCACTGACGTGGACGCGTGCCCATGAACGACTCGAACCGGCCATGCCGATCCATCGCCGCCGTGCTGTGTCGGCCTGCTGCGCCCTCAGGGTTCTCCAACAGCGTGATCGCAAGCATGCGGGCAACCGGCGACTTGGACGACATGAGAGTCGTGCTCGTAGCTTCCAGCCCGAAGCGCTGCATGATGGTGGACAGCTTTGCCGCGTCGATGCCGTACTGCGCACTGAAGCGTTCGGAGCGGGCCACCACTTCGGCGATCTGCACGCGCATAGCGTCATCACTGACGGACTTATCCAAACCGGTGCGCTGGTAGAAAGCCTTGCGCTCGCGGTTCGACTTGAAGATCGAGTTGGCGAGCATGCCACGAGTCTGCCGGGTACCGGCCTGCGTGTCTCGTACTTCCGCTCCGAGGTTGTCACCGACCACAGACATCAGCCGTTCGAGAGCGGACTCCTGATTCTTCAGGCCCATCACTCGCGCGATCTTGTCCTTCAACCACTCCCATGCATTGGGACGCGTGTTGCCCGGTGCGGGCATCTGACGCAGCACCGCCTGTACAGCGCGGTTCGTCAGGCCGTAGGAAATCAGCTCGTCGGTGTTGGCGAGGAATCCTGCCTTCGGCTGGTTGATGCGCGTCTCCATCGCAGCGGTGGTCAGCGTGGAGTCCACACTGCCGATGCTGTTGTTGATGTGCGTCAACAGATCGTCCATTTCCTGCCCGAACACCGAGTTGCTGCGCAGCTCACGCAGGGTGGCAGCGTGTAGCATTTCGTGCACCACCACTTCCGGTGTGTAGTACCGCATCGCCATCGCGTCCACTCCGGGGTTGTAGCCACCGGCCACGCGCATACCCGGACCCATGTTGGCACCAGCGAACCACTTGTCGAGTTCCGATTCCGGCACGATCTTCACCGTGCTCAGGCGACCGCCGCGCTTCAGCGCATTGGCGATAGCACGCACGTCCTCCGGGATCGTGGCGTTGGATTCCAGGTACTTCAGCACACCATCGACGTTGCCACCACGTAGTCCCGCCGTCTTCCATGCCCGTTCCAGCAGCGGGTCATGCTGATCGACGAGACCACCCACGCTGTCGTTGTACCGGCCAGTTGTTGCGTCCACGTTGTCCACGTCACGTGCGAGTGCACCCGTGGTGCCTGCGGTGGTGGTCGTTTCCTGCACGTCGGGGCGGGCGAAGATGCGGAAGTCGTCCGGCACGTCGGCCATACCGGCACGCAGCCAGTCCACAGCTTCCTGCTTCGCAAGCTGGTGGATGCGGTTGTTCACCAGCACCGGGTTAGCGTTCTCGCCCAGCTCGGCCACGGCGCGCGACTTCAGGTCAGCCGACCACGCTTCGCCGTAAGCGGCGGCGTTGCCTGCGGACAGGTCGATGGTTGCCTTGTCACGAATCTGCGAAGCCGAGCGTACGCCCGGAATGTGCATCGCGGTGCCGATGGTGGTGGCGAAAGCCGCGTCCGTCATAAAGTCCGCGAAGTTGCGGCGCTCGCCCATACCAACCAGCCCGGCGTCCGTTACGACGGAGCCAACTACGTTCTCACCTACAGCTGATGCAAGTGATGCACCGACACGCCCTTCAGCAACGAGAGCAGCCGAGCCTACGCCCAGCATCTTGGCACCCGCAGCAGTCGCGCCGCCGATTGCCCAGTTGCCCGGATCGGTGAAGCCCGCCACGAGGTCGTAGCCGAAGCTCGACCAGCCGGTCTGCTGATCCTTGATTCGCATGGAGCTGCGTCGAATGTACTGTCGGTCGCTCACGTACTTCAGTTCGTTGGGCGAGTACGCAGCATCGCGGATGTCTTCCAGTTCGTCGGCGGTCATCCACGACTTCTCCCACTCCTTCGGGTCGTACTTCCAACCTTCTGGCACGTTCTCGTCCTCCCGCGCGAGCTGATTGCTGATCGCAGCACCGATGCCACTATCGAACGCAGCGCCCCACTTGTCGAGGAAGGTAAGCGAGTTACGCAGTTCCTCGTCTGAACGGTCCTGTGCGAGAGCCTGCTCGGTCTGATCCAGAAGCGACTTGCGTGCGTCGGTGTTCAGTACGTCCACTTCCTGACGAACCCACCACGGCACAACCTGATCCGACGCACGGACAGCCTGCGCCCTACCCACAGCCTCCGCTGCGGTGCCGCCTTCCTGAGCCACCTGACCCATCGACAGCTCGGCGATGCCCGCACGAATCTTGCCGATGTGTTCCTTCGCTGCCGACGCCAGAGCATTGCGGCCTTCGATTGGCGCACCAGTCCACGCATCCGGGATGGACGCACCGGACCACGTGCGGTCGCGCATGTTCGGGTTGCCCTGCCATGCGGCGTTGAGGTCTGCCTGTGCGGTAGTCAGGCTGCGCGGCTGCGCTGACACTGCGGGAGCGGATGCACCGCCCAGCACACTCGGTGCGTAAGCTGCGTTCTCCTGCCCCCAGTTCTTCTGGTTGGTGCCACCTTGGTAGATGCGCAACGCCTTCGTTACGTCGCCCTTGGCAAGCTGCATGTTCTCGCGCATGATGTCGGCGTACAGCTCGATGCTGTCTTGGAAGTTGCGCATGTCGTACTTGCGACCGTTGCGCGCTTCCCACGTTGCCTGCGTGGTGGGCATGACTTGGAAGTCACCCTGTGCTCCTGCCTTGCTGCGGATCATGCCGTCAGAGTCCTTGATGGCGCGCCCGTTGCCGGACTCTACTCGCCACTGACCGCGCACGATGGACTCCGGCACTCCCGCATAAGCGGCAGCCTTGGCAATCTGCTGGTCTTGGGTCAGCCCCGAAAGATCGAGTGCCATTGTCTATCTCCTTACAGTTTGGGTTGGATTGAAATGCTCTGCTGAATCGTGCCGTCGTTCATACGAACGTAGCCCTGTGGCACCGGGGCCTGCAACTGGCGCTGCTGCTTGGTGTGCTTCTCGTACTCGGCTTTGATGTCGCGCCCGTACACCGGCACAACCTTCCAGCCCTTCTCGCCAACAGCGTTGACGTACAGCACCGGCTCGCCGTTCTCGCTATCCTTCATGCGGAACACGTCAGCCTTCAGACCCGTGCTCGGCTCGATGTTGACCCGGCGCAGTGCTGCGTCGATGGCCTTCTCGATGGTGGGTCCGGTTTCCTTCGTGTCCATGAAGCCCAGCCACGCACCCACTCCGCCAACCACTCGACCTTCGTCATCGCGCCCGTTCTCCCACGCGTACTTGCCCGCGTCTTCCAGACCATAAGCCAGCTTGGCGTGAGTAGCCGCAGCCTGCAAGCCTTCCGCAGAAGTGTCCAGCAGACCACCGCTGTCGGTGACCGAACGTACGATGGCGCGAGCATACGCAGAGCGGCCAGAGTCGCCCAGCTTGTTGCCGAACATGCCGAGGTACTTGGGGTTGAGCTTGGCGATAGCTTCCGTAACACGAGACTGAGTAGCCTCGGATTCCTTACGGCTGGTCGCGTCGAACTGCGTCGGGTCTTCGGTGGTGATTTCTCCACGGGCCACCTCGTAGGCAAGCTCGAAGTTCACGCCACCATTCTCCAATGCTTGCAGCTTGTTGAAGAACGTGTTGACGCTATCCCCGAAGTACAGCGCAGCGGTAGTCGCGCCAGTCAGTCGACCCTGCACAGGCTGACCGTTCGTGTCGATGCGCGCGGCGGTGGTCTGCTTCAGTTCCTTCCACTGCTGGTACAGCGCGGCCGCTGCGGTGTTCGGCTGATCGCGGAGAACAGCGCGCGCCGTGGTCTGGAACTGATCGGCCACACCCTTCAGCACAGCGCCTCGTCCGGTGTTGGCGTTCCACACCAGCTGCGACATGGCGACCTTGGGGTTCGAGGCCATCGTGGAATTCCATGCCTGCACCGTGTTCGCCTCGATCAGCTCCTTGTCCACTCCGGGGATGTTGATCGTCTGCGCGTACGTGCCACGCTTGAACGCTTCGATGCCACCACGGATGTCCTCCTCCTGCGCGGCCAACTTCTGCTGGTCGGTCAGCGCGGCCTTGGCCGCAGCGTTGCGCCGGTTGATGATGGCTTCCTGCGCGCGGATGTGTGCGCCTGCGGACTGTGCCATGATCGAGGACAGCTGCGTGCCGGAGTACAGAGGTGCGTCGCTTCCCGTCTCGGCGGCGTAGGTCGAGTTCATTTCCTCGATCATCGCCTGCGACGGCTTGGCACCAATGCCCTCCGATGCGTACATGGACACTAGCGCCATCTTCTCGGCCTGCTCCGGGTTGGCGTCGAGCCAGTCGGAACGGTAACGATCCTGCGCCTGCTTCACGTACTGCTCGATTCCAAGCTGACCATCGGGATCAATGGCGCTAAGCACTCCCTTGCTGTTGAGGAACTTCAGCGTGTGGAACTCGCCGCGATCCGCAGCGCCCCGGTAGAACGCCGTGATTGCGGACTTGTACGACTCGTCCGTCTGGTAGCGCGAAGGTGACAGTCCATCCAGCAGCGACAGCTGCGCCTGAGTCAGCGCCTCGGTGGCCTTCTCGTCCATGGGACGGTTGGTGCCGAGCATCGCCGTGCGCTTCGCCAGTTCGTTGAAGCCGGTGGACGCCGACGAGTTCGCAGCGTACTGCGCTTTAACCAACTCCTGTTGCTGCCACGCCGTGCGCTCCTTGGTGTGCAGGTCCATGAGGGAACCCGCGCGATCCATGAAGGTCTTCTGCAACACCGTGTCCGAGAAACCGTTGCCGGTCATCCGGGCAGTGGCTAGGTCGTTGAACTCCTTCGCCATCGCCTCGGGAGGAAGCTGGCGCAACTCCGGCATGCGCCGAAGCAGGTCGCTCTCCATTTCGTTGACCTGCGAGAGCGTGTTATACATGCTCGCGCCAATCTCGTAATTGGTGTCACCGAAGATTTTCTTGTACCACGGTTCGGTAGCAGCAATCTCGTCCATGGTCTTACCAGCGCGCGCGGCGACGAAGCCGTCCCACATCTGCTGCTGTTTCAGCTTGGCGGTGTTCGGTGCTGCCAGCTCCTGCAAGAACTCTGGCAGGTTGCTGTCCGGCATCGTCATACCACCAGTGCTTGCGAACCAGTCGTTGCCGGAGCGAACCGGCCCGACCTGATTCACACCAGCGCCTTGAATGCTGGTGTTGCCCGACAGTGCGGGGGTGGCGTTGATGCCACCCTGCAATGCGGACTGCGTGTTGAAGGTAACCGTGCCGATGTCAGCCATTACCATGCACCTCCTGAGTTGCCTCCGCTGCCGCTATCGAACCAGCCAAGGCCGGACGTAGTGGTGGAGAAGTTGTCGTAGTTGTTGCCTAGCTGGGTGCTTGCCTTGTTCTGCGTTACCTTGGCACCAGTGCCGTCGTTGTAGCCGAACGTAGTAGATGCCCAGGACTGGCCGTTCCTTTGGGTACCTTGCTGCCACGCCTGAATGCCGCCCTGTGCAGCGTTGCTGAAGGACTGAGTAGCACCAGTGAAGTTACCGTTGTCCGCCTGCCACGTGCCCACAGCGAAGTCTGCCACGGCCTCGCCTGCCTGCGGCCCACCGAAGTAGGTAGCCACGGCCACGCCGATCAGCTTGCCCAAGCGACGCTTCATCGCCTGCGGCTCGATGTGCTGCGAGAAGTCGAACTGCCCGAACGAACGGCTCATGTCCATACCGTTCCACGCGCGGGACATGACCTGCGCAGTCTGAGATGCACCACGCGAGGCGAGGAGCGAGACAGCGTTGGCCTGCGTCTCCTGATCCATTTCCGCTTGCAACCGCACCATCGAATCCATCAGGTCTGCGGACGAGCCGCCGACACCGACAGCACCGGCCTGTGCCTGAAGTGCACCACGCGCGTTAGCCAGTTGGAGCTGGGAGTTAAGCCCAGCCCCTTGGCGTGCACGTAGCTCCTCGGACAGCGCCTCCATGTTGGAGTTGTACTCCTTCGCAGCGGCGTCCAGTTGGGCGTTGTTCTTCAGGGTACGCATGAAATCAGCGAAGCCGGTCTTGGCGACCTCGCTGCGGTTCTGGTTGTCTGTCTGCGCAACGGCTGCACGGTAGTTCGCACGGGCAACTCGGGTGGTGTTGTTCGCTTGTAGGATGGTATTTACACCGGAACCCATTAGCTAACCCTCCGTACATTGTTGAAAGTCTGACCCGTCCAGCTCAGTCCAGTCACCCGGAGCGGGAGCCAATCCTTGCTGCGAATCTCGTAGGTGCACTCGTGCACTTCGCGCCCGACGCTGATGTTGAGCTGCCCCCGGTATACCGGTTGCCGCGCGATCAGGTTGTCGGAGTCGCCGAGGATGCGGCCCTCGAAGTCCGTGGTGGTCATGTTGTTGTTGCGGGTTGTCACCGCAGCGAGCATGCCCGCAGTGTTCTCTACGTCCACCGTCACCTTGTTGAGTGACATGCGTCCGTCGAGTACGGCCTGACCATTCTGATCCCGAGGGAACGGATTGGTCGGGATCACCAGAGCCTCGGACACCACGCCGTATTCCAGCGCACCAGCGTTGAGGTCATCGAACTGGCTAAGGAAGTCAGACGCCTGTGCGTAGGTACAACCCAGCAGGAAGTACGGGCTAGTGCTATTGACGGCGATGCTTGCGCTCGCGGTCTGTACGCCCGTAGGTGTACCAAAACTCGCCCAGCTGTCGAGGCACGCATGCGAGTCTGGCTCGCCCTTCGGGTCGAACACGTCGCACACCACCAGCGACCCGCGTGCGGTGAACACGAGGCCGTTCTTCTTGTAGCTGCTCACGCCGATGATTTCGCCCAGCGCCGGGTGGTACTGGAACTTCGACCACGAGTCCACGACACGCTGTCCGTTGTTCTTGTTGTCCTCGTACCGGTACAGGTAGAAGTCCTGCGGGTGCCCTCGCGTGCGGAACATGACGAGGTTCGGCGCAGTGAGCGGGGTGATCTGCAACGGAGTGCCCGACAGCCACGAGTCCAGCTCGTTGGACATTTCGTCCGTCACCGTCTGCTGCCCGTTGAGCGCGCCCACACGCATCTGGTGCAGGCTCGTGCCTTCGCTGCCGTACTGCGCATAGAAGATGTAGTTGCCCGAGGTCTGCGCCTTCGCGTCCACCGAATCCTTGTTGGCACTGAACGCCTTAATCAGCGGGCTCTTTGGACTGAACACCGAGTCGCCGCTGATGCCGTACTGCTGACGGTCACCGAAGATCACGAGGTTGCCGTTGTAGAGCGTCGCGTGCCGCAGCACATCGCCCTCGCTACCGTGCGCGAAGATTTCGATGGGGTCGCTGTCTTCGATGGTGACGGCCGAGCCGCGCCAGAAGTTCAGGTAGTCCGCCGAGCGCGGGGCGTTGACGTAGTTCTGCGCGCCAATGACCAGCCGGTCTTGGAAGACGGACAGCATGGTGATCGGCTTGTCGATGAACCACGGGATCGGCGAGGTCAGACCATCGCCTGCCACCCGCGCACCGTAGGCCGGATGCTCGCCGCTGCCTGGAGCCAGAGACGTGAGGCCCGCGCCGTTGCGCGCGATGTAGCCCACACCGTTGTAGATGTAGAGCTGGGACACGAGGTTGTCGATGGTGCACTCCACGCCGGGCGCTTCGTACCAGTCCACCGAGCCGTAGCCCGAAGTCTCCCCGTTCTCCAACTCAGCACGCAGGTAGTACGACTCGTCCGCACCTGCGCCGCTCGGACGCACTCGGATGATCTTGCCGTGCCAATGGAACTTCACGGCGTAGGTCGCGTCGGTAATCTCCTGCCCTGCGGCGTAGAAGGTCGTGCCGTCGCCCTCGTCGTCAACCGTAATGTCCTTGAACTGGTCGTCTTCAATCACGATGCCACCCTTGATGTACGTCGACGCTACGCCTGCATCTACCAGCAAATCCGACAGCTGCTCGGCGATGTACTCCGGGCGCGTCTGCTCGGCGCTCGTCACGATCCACTCGTTGACTGCGGAGTTGTACTCGTTCACTCGGTCGTTGACATGCTTCTGGTACGCCGGGTCCGGTTCCGTCCCACCGGGCAGGTAGAACGGGATGTCAGTGGTGTCGAGCGTTCCGGGATACGATGCGGTCACCGTCTTGAACGTCACCGTCAGCACAGTGTTGTCCGCCCGCGTCAGGTTCACCGTGTACGTGGTGTTGTACTTGCCGCTGCGTACCCACGCCGCGAGGCGTTGGATATTCGTCTGCTCCTGCCACACGTTCGTGCTGGTGGCCGAGGGGATCGTGGTGTTGCCTGCGATGTAGACGTAGCTTCCGATGGCTGCGAGCGAGGATGCGCCGCCGCTGACCAGCGTGTGGACCCACGTGCTGTTCTCGTACACCAGCGGAATGAACGTCTCGTCCGTCTTGTTGTAGAGGAATGCGAAGGACTCGCTGCCCAGGGTCGAAGCGTCGCGCCGGTACAGCAGCGCGTACTCCTTGCCCTCCTGCATGAAGTCGAACACGTCCATGTTGCGCAGCTCGGCCGAGGTGACAACGGCTTGGGAAGCAGCGAACCGCGTACCACGACGGCGCACTAGGCCGTTCACCGGATCGGACAGCACGTTGATCTGCTCGTGCGTCTGGCCCGGCCGACGACGATGCGCCGGTTTCTGACTGACACCCTGAAGGATGTCGGGATAGGTTCCGCCTGCCTTTGCCATGTTGCCTCCTTAGCCGGGGAAAGTGTAGTGGCTATGCCACGGGTGTCCGCTGTAGTTGAAGTACCGCTGACGCAGCACGTCCACGGATGCACGAGCGAACAGCGGGTTCGCCTTGATCTGGCGGATGTGCTCGGACTTCAGGTTGATCCAGCTCTCGTTGCGGTGCTGCGCGATCTTCTGGTACTTGGTGTTGTCGCCGTCGAAGTCGGACTGGAAGCGCAGAACGCTGTCGTCGCGGACGAACATCTGCACCTCGTAAGGCAGATCGTCGAAGTCCAGCAGCCGGACCAGCTTGGCCTGCACGTTGTGATCGAACTCGTAGGTGTTGCGCTTGCGGTCGTACAGTCGGCGTCCGCGCTGCACCACGTGGCCGAACCGGCTCGGGTTGCAGTCCAGCTTCAGCGCGTCCGTGGGGACCATGATGTACTTGCTCGTTGCCTGCGGCTTCAGCTCCACCCATTCGGTGTTGAACCACAGCGCGAGCGATGACACGTCGCGGGTAACGCGGTCGATCAAGTCAACTGCGTCGTCCTTGTATACGTGGTCATCTTCCAGCGTGTTGAGCTTCGTCTCGCCCATCGTCTTCAAGCAGGCGTTCACGATGTCGAGCTTGGTGATGAATGCCATGGTGTCTCCTGAGAGGAACAAGGCAGAGACGCCGGAGCGTCCCTGCCGGGATGTTGCTTAGTCCGCAGCCAGAGCCAGCGAGGCCGGTGCGTACTCGATGTCCTGCGAGCCGATTTCGTCATCAACGAAACGAACGCGCACGACCCAGCCTGCGGTGCCACGGCTGTCGTAGTGGACGCCGACGACGGTGCCAACGGAGTTGGCGGGCAGACCGGCCACGCCAGTTGCGGCGACGACGCGGTTGGAAATCTCGAACGGTCGGTCAAAGACCATGATGTTGCTCCTGTGTTGGTGGAAGGCAAGGCGCGATTTGAGTTACCCCACAAGGATTCAGGGACCGCGCCCAGCGGATTAGGCAACCTTGTCGATACGGCCCGCGTTCTCGACGCGATCCAGACCAACGGCGAAGGACATCCACGAGTCCACGAAGTAGCACTTCGAGGCGTCGCTCCACCACACCGAGGACTGCAACGGCAGCGCTTCGGCGATCAGCAGGGCCTTCGGCGACACGGCCACGGCGATCAGCGTGCTGAAGTCACCGTCGTAGAAGTCGTCGTTGTCATCGTTGGACAACAGGTGGCCTTCGATCACGGTGTTCGGCAGGTTCTCGCTCGACAGCACCGGAACGCCCCAGCCGTGGAAGGTCGGGATGCCGGTCAGCTTGTTGCCGTCCGAGGTCAGGTACTCGCCGTTGCTGATCTGCTCGGCCTGCTGCAACAGGTAGAAGATCGCCGGGCGCACGATCAGGACCACGCCGTCACGCTGCGGCTTGACCTTCTTCTCCTCCTCCATGCGGGAGAACAGCTTGCCGATGGCGGCGTACACCTTGGCCGGATCGTTCTCGTCACCAGCGGCGGCGAGCACGACCTGCGTGGCACCGAAGTGACCCTCGGGCGCGCGGCCGTTGCGGGTGTAGTGCGACTGCGTGGCAGCAGCGGCCTTCGCGGCGGCGATGCTGATGGTCAGGTCCACGAACTCGGCGATTTCCTGACCCTGCTCGATGGCGATTTCCTTGCGGGTGTCGATGTCGGTGAAGATTTCGTCCAGCTGCCAGATGCTGTGACGCGACAGCAGCATGGTATCGACGGTCACCGACGCTTTGCTGAAGTCCACCGGGGTGCCGTCCGGCGCATCACCGCGCTTCAGCTTCTGAAGCTTGGTACGGCCGATGGCCTTCTTGGTCAGGGTGTTGGTGCCCTTGACCTGCTTGCGCGGGAAGAACTTTTCCAGGACCGAGCTGGACACGTAGGTGTGCTCGACATCGCCGGTGAACTGTTCGAGGATCAGCGCGTTCTCGTTGCCGGACTGGTTGATCTGGTTCGGCAGAACCGGGACGGTCGGGAAGATGGTGCTCATGCTTTATGTTGCTCCTTGGTTCTTAGTGGATGACGCGCGCGTTGAGTGCACGCAATTCTTCGGAGTGGGCCGCACCACGGATGCCCTTCTCGGCAACCAGCTTGCGGTACTCAGCGCGGTACTGCTCCTTCGTGAGAGGAGCGACGCCGTTGATCGACGCGGTGGGAGCGGCGGCATTGGTAGCCGGTGCGCCCTTTACGGTCGTCGCGGGATTGGCCTGTGCCATAGCCATCAGGTAACGCGCGGTCGCCTGAGCGCCGAAGCCACCAGCCGACAGGGATTCGCTTGCCTGTTTCAGTTGGTCGGCGGGCAGGTTGGCCCGTGCGAACTGCTGGATCGCAGCCCAGTTCTCTGCGCCACCCACGGCTTCGTGGACAGCAGCAACGTTCGCGGTGTGCGCTGCGGTTGCGGCAGCGGTGACACGAGCGATGCTCTCCTTCGCCAGAGCGAGGATCGGTGCGGAACCCTTGGCCTTGTCGCCGAGGACTTCCAGCTTGGCTTCCAGCAGGGCGAAGTTGCCCTTTGCTGCTTCGGTCAGTTCGCGGCTGTCGATGTCGAGGCCCACGGTGTTGACGAAGTATTCGGCCGCGATGTTCAGGCCGTTGTCGCCGTAGTCCGGCACCGTCACAGTCGGCGCAGCATTCGCCGGGGCGGCGGGCTGTGCGGGAGCCGCAGGTTCGAGGCTCAGCGCGTCAGCAGCCGGAGGTGCAGTAGGAGCTGCGGGCTGTGCCGGTGCGGCGGGCTGACCGTTGGGTAGCAGCTTGTCGTCCACGGGAGCCGGAGCTGGCGGTGCGGGCTGGTTGCCGTTCGAGGTTGCGATCACGGTTGCGCCGGGACCACCGCCCGGAGGTGCGTTGGAACTCATTGTGTCTGTGTCTCCATGTTGTTGGCGTTATCGACCTGCTGCGATGCGTTCTGCATGACCAGCTGCTGCTGTGCACGCTGCTGCATCATCTGGCCGTACTCGGCCTCAGTCAGCACGTAGATGTTCGGGTCCAAGCCACCAGCGGCGGCGAGGTCTGCGATCCACGCGGACAGCTTCAGTCGTTCGAGAATCTGCGGAGGTAGCGCGAGGACGTTGGCGAGGTTGCTGCCGAACTCCAACAGCCGGTCACGATCACCCGTACGGGAGAGCGCGGCCAACCCGGTGATGATGACAGGCTCCAAGTCCTTGCCTCGGATGTCGCGGCCCGTCAGGTTCATCACCCAAAAGGCGACGGGTACCTGCACGTCCGCAGCGATCCGGGAGTAGCCGCCACCCAGCCCGCCTTCCAGTTCTTCGGCGACCATGCGGATTTCCTGCGCGGTCACACGTTCCGCCTGACGAGTCACCGCCGTCTGCAACAGGAAGCCTGCGCCGATGCGGTTGATGTAGGTGGACTGGATTGCTTGGTTGGTTTGCAGCACGCCATCGACGCCTGCGTTAATCAGCTCGATGTCACCCTTCATGCCGGGGATGGCCGCGCCGTTGGGCGATGCCATGAAGTCCTCGACGGAGGTCTGACCTGCGGGGTTCACCAGCCACCGGAACTCGGAAGCGAGGATCGCGCCTTGCACTGCGGCCTCGGACAACATCGAGAGCGACTGGAAGTCGGCCTCGTAGTCTTCGACCAAGCCGGAGCCGTAGTCATCGCCTGCGGCCAAGTCCCAACTCACCGCCCGGTAGGGCATCTTGTCTGTGGTGTAGGTCGAGGAGAAGTTGGCGGGCAGCTTGCAGTTGCAAATCCACACGTCTTCGTTGTACTTGCCGGTCTTGTGGTCCAGCTTTACCCACTTGTACTCCCACACCATACCGTCATCATCGGGCTTGAAGTCCGGGTGCGCGACAATGGCAGCAAGCGCTGCGGGTTCCAGCTGGGTCTTGTGTACCTTCTCCCGAAGGATCAGTTCGTAGACCTCGCCGGTGCGGGTGCGCTTGACCACGTAGTGCCGCATGTTGAGCACGCGGATCGTGTCCTTCTCCAACACCATGAGGGCGTTGCCCAGCACGATCAGCATCTTCAGCAGGTCGTACAGTCGGGAGCGGATGGAGCGTTTGTCCAGTTCGAGACTGGCATCCTGCTCGGCCTTAGCAAGCATCGCCTGCATGGCCTGCAAGTCAGCGCCTTGTTCCTGCGCAGTCTGCTTCGCCTTGCGCTTCATCTCCAATCGGAAGAAGGGACGGGACGGAGCGAACAGCGACATCATCAGCTTGTTCGCCAGATGGTTCACTGCCTGCGCGCCGAGAGACTGGAACCCGTGGGTCAGCGGCTCGGTATCCTGATCGCGGTTCTTGCGAGGGAACAGCTTAGGCACAGTCCAGCCCGAATAGCGTTCGAGTCGGTACATGATGCCCTGCCGCTTGTTGTCGTAAGCCTCGAACTGGCGGTGAGCGGTTTGGATAGAATGGTCCATGCTCACCTCACAACAGGTCTGACCCGGCCACAGTCGTCAGCCGGGAAGCTGCGGTCGTGGTCACGGGTCGGGTGTAGGCGGAACGGGCGGTCTTGCGCCGTCCGATCAGGTCGGCGGTCTGCAAGTCGAGGTCGGAAGTTCCCAGCCGCACATCGACAGTATCGACGGGGGCACTCAGCAACTTCTCGGCATACTCAGATGCGGCCTGCTGTGCAGCTGCCTGTGCCATCTGATCGGCCATCGCCTGGATCTGGTAGTTGGTGGATTGAGTTTGGAGGTTGGTCTGCTTGTCGATAGCAGCAACTTGCTTCAGCGCTGCTCGCTTGGCGGACCCGCCTCCGAAGACTTCACCCATAGGTTAACTCCTTCGCTTGGTGAATTGCGGAGCATGCCGTTCCAGCAGATAGCCGTAGCGTGCATACATCCGGGTGAGTGCTCGGGAGTTCCGAGCTAGTGCACCGCCTGCGCTCAGGGAGTCGCAGTGGTTGATGTCAGCCAGATGTTCCATCACGGCTATGTACCGGTCGAAGGAACTACCCGATGCAATTCTCAGCACCATGTTCTCCACGAAGGCGACACGGTTCTTTGAGTACCACGGTGTGACAATGGCAAAGCATAACAGGTAGGCTTCTTCTATGATTACTGCGTCTACTAGCCCTTGTGTGATTAGGGCTACAGTGTAGTCAATGTCGTCGCAGTAGTAGCTCACAGAGGATTCTCTATTGTCTACTTTACTATCTTCTCTAGATGACAGATACAAAGCGACCGTTAAAGCCGCCTTGATCTGCTCACTATCACCCGTCGTTGGTGTTCGGTACGGAGGAATCAACGGTGAAACCCTCCTGTAAGATGTTTAGGACGCGGGCCATCCCCAACTGCATACCTGCCTCCAAGGGCGTGGTATTCGAGTTGACGGACAGCGACAGCCCGGACAGTCGCCGCACGGCGGCCAGCTGGTTCGGGTGGAGCGTCATCAGGACTTTCACTTTGGCGTCTTCGGCCATGGTGTCTCCTCTGTGCTATAGGTGTACCAAAAAGGTCCGGCACCGGTTCCGCTTACCTTCGCGGCCGCTCCAACCGGACCTCAGTTGCCTCGTGCTATAGGTGTACTGAAACTCCGTCAGCTGAAGAAGTACGGAGAATCAAGGACTTGCCGGAGGTCCAGCTCGCCCATCGGCGGCGGCTCCGGCAGGAACGGGTAGGCCGAGTGGAAGGCCGAGAGCACATCGTGCCGCTCGTACATCGACACGAACACCTCCCGGATGATCCGGTACAGGGCCGCGCTGTCGGCGGCGTGGGTGCCGAAGTCGTCGTGGATCATGGCGAAGGCGTCGATGCCCTCGGCCTTGGCCGCGTTGACCACCAGCGTCAGGTGGCTTGCGTCGAGGCTGTGCACGAAGTTCGGGGCGATGCCGTTGCGGTGCCGGGACTTCTTCACCGCGTCCGTGCTCTTGCGCAGGGACAGCTTGGCGTTGCCGCACAGCTTGGTGTTGATGCGGTGCTCCTCGGATTCCCAGTAGACCTGCACCACCGGGAACCCGGACGGCGTGATCCACCGGATGCGGTCGTACCCTTGGTTGAGGATCGACCCGGAGCCACGCTGCAACCACTCCATCGCGCCCGCTGCGGCGACCACGGTGTCGGCGATGGCCTCACCCATGCGCTTGCTCAGGAAGCGTGCTGCGGGGCCGTACAGCGCCTTGTCGAGCGATGGGAACTTCCCGCACTTCAGGTAGTCTTCGATGATGAAGTCCGCCCACGACGACTGCCGCGAGCCGTACGGCAGGGTCATCACGCTGCGCTTCACCAGCGAGCGTGTGAGGCCGTGGCCGAGCCACAGCGTGCGGTACCCTTCGGCATCATCGTCCTCGCCCAGCAGGATCGCAGTCACGCGGTCTGCCACCATCTGGTAGATGTCATTCGGCAGCGGTGCCGGTATCAGGTTCGTCGCCACCCCGCCTGCTGCGTCGCGCAGCATCGCCGAGAAGTTCTGAAGCCCATTGCACGAACCATCCATGCCGACCGCGATGCGGCTCAGGAAGCGATCCCCGGACACTTGCCACTGCTCGTACTCCATGCACCAGCTCAGAAACTGCAACGGCTTGTCGGCGGTCTTCCACTCGTCGTTGTGCACCGGGTCCGCAGCGAACGCCATGATCTGGTCGTGATGCTCCGCTACCCACTTCACACGATTCGGCAGAGACGCCTTGTCGTATCCCCATCGGTTTGCTCCTGTGATGCAGAACCAATCCTTCGCGTCCTTCGTCAGCAACGGCTTGCCATCGGCGAACTCTAAGAGCGCCTTCTGCAAATCCGAACCCTGCGGCGACACGCCGGTGGTCTGAACGTACTTGCGGCCACGGAAGTCAGCGAAGTACACGAAGTAGATGCTCGGGTACTCGGCGAACTTTCGCGCCACCTTCATTGCGTTGTAGAAACGGTTACCCTTGTTCTGCCGCAAGCGCTCGTCGGTGTGCCAGTTGGACATGTCGCGCTTCCACTGCTTGAACTCCAACTCCTGATTGTGGGACATGGTTTCCTTGGTCATGTCTTTCGTCAGCCACTCCGGCTTGCGCGGCTTGGGCAGCTCGCCCTGCGAAATGATTTCCTCCATGTCGTGCACCTTAGCGATGGCCGACACGGCTTCCATCAGCCGCTTGTTGATGCGCCACGGCACGCGCTGCAATGCGTTGATCGCAGCCATCTCGTTGCGCAGCTCGGCGGCTCGGTACTCGTCGCGCGTCTGAGCGTAGGTCTTCACCATCCACGGATTGAGACGACGCATTTCCTTCGTGTGGAATCCACCGTTGTCGATGTCCACCCAGTCCATCGGCGGCGCGACGCAAGGAAGATAGAACGGCGTAGCCTCAATCACAAAGTCGCTGATCTGCGTAATCAGCTTGCGCACCTCGTTGGTCAGCACGATCTTGACGTGCGTCTTGGTCTGGAACTTGCGGTACGCTGCGCCTGCCGATGCGGCAGTCTCGGTGACCACACCAATCTCCAGCATGCCTAGCTGTGCAAGCTGATCGCACAAGTATGCGCCGACCTGATCGCGCTGCGCTTGGCCCCACTCCACGAACTCGATGCCGTTCTTGCGGCCCTGCATCTTCATCACCGTCATGCGGTGGTTCTCATTGACAGAGAGCTTGCGGTCCATGTCGTTCATCAGGTGGTAGAACAGAGTCGGCTCGGCGTCGGCGAACTGCGTCAGCAGGTACTCGTGGTACACGTTGATGCCCACGTTCTTCAGCACGTCGCGGTCGCTGCCTTCGCCGTGCTTGTCACGCATGCAGGAGGTAAGGGCACCGCGAACGGCAACGAAGGCCACAGCCTCGTACCACTCGCGTGCCTGTTCCTCGGCGCTCACGGCCTGCCCACGCTTGTTCTGACGCTCGGGATCGTACTTGGCGCGCAGAAGTGGCACGTGCGCTTGGGCACGGCCGATGCGTGGGGAGTCGATGTCCGCACGGATGCGCTCTGCAAGCGGAAGCACGAACCGGCGATACACTGCTTGGGCGTAGGGGTTGTTGCCCGCGCCGCCCTGCTCCTCGTTTCGGGCGATGGACTTCTCCATGCGCTCCTTACCGAAGGCGTAGGTTTCCATTTCGAGTTCCACTTGCGAGAGCATGCTACCTCCGTTGCTTGATGGTGAAGTCCGTCGGCGGGTAGCGCTGCAGGATCGTGCAGACCAGTGCGGTGTGCATTTCGTTGATGATGTGCGGCCACGCATCCCCGCCGACCGCGTAGCTCGGGAGGCACTGTCGGTTTAAGAACTTCTCGCTGCCATACCATGCCGACGCAGTCACCGTTACGTGACCACCGCCATAAGGAGAGAAGCGGTCGCCGTCGAAGTCCAGCTCAGGCTTGTCGAATCGGATATTGTCCATCATCCTCTCCGCTCTGCGAGGAACTTGTCGAACGCTTCCTGCACAGATTCGCGCAGAGTCTCGTTCGGCCACAGGGAACCGGCGTACTGTCTGAAGGGTACGCTGATGCGCATCTCCACCGTGTCCCGTTCCATGTTGTGCCACACTTCCACGTTGATGCCGCTCATCGGTCTGCCTCCGCTTTGTCGTGACGGATGCCCTTGTAACGCGGCTCGCGCAGCAGGCCGAACTTGCTGAAGGACATCGCTTCGATTTCCACGATGTGTCCCACGAAAGGAACCTTGCTCCACTCGTGCGGCACACCGCTCCCGACCTCCTGCTCCTTGCCGTCACCGAGGTCAACCACCACCGTGTACACGGGACGGCCAGTCTTGTCCCCGACATCCTCGTTGATGCGCAGCACCCGCAGGTCCAGCGTCAGGGTCGGCTTGATCTTGACGACCTCACCGTTGGTGCCCCTGTCACCCTTGACCCACTTACCACTCGGCTTGCGCAGGATCAAGCCATCGTATGCGCCGCCTTCACACAGCAGACGCGCTGCCTCCATGCTTCCAAGCTCTTGATCGATCAGGAAGCCTTGAGACTCCGCGTAGAACACAGGCGCACCAAACTCCGGGATCGCATGGCCCATCTCGGGCAGGCGCGTCACCCGGTCTTGGTACACCAAGTCGCTGTATCCCTGCTCCCACTCTTCGAGCGTGACAAAATCGAACACGACGAAGAACGGCTCGGCGTACTGCGTGCCATCCTTCTTGCGGAACATGCCGCTCACGGTGGGCTGATCGATGGTGGGGTGCCAGTATTCCCCGAAGTACACGCCGACCGGGAAGAACGGCGCGGATGCGAGAGCGTTCTCGATGTGGTGTGCGCTGACGACCTTCTCACCGGTGCGGGAGAACAGGTCAACCACGCCACGATCCACCGGCTGCATCTGCTGATCGCCGATCTTGATGGCGTGCAAACCCTTGTCGATTGTTGGAACCCAGTGGCCTCGCTTGATTGCCACCATGTTGCAGCCGTCGTACTTCGGTTGTGCGATGTACTCAGTGCGCAGCTGCTCCTCGGAGGGCTGCAACTCCTTCTTCACCTTGTCAATCCCGACGGCTTTGTGAACTAAGTATGTACCCATTGCCTACCTCCCTTAATGTGCGATACCATCTCTCTACTAACTCCGAACTGCTTAGCTATCTCCGAGAGTGTTCTGGGATCCTGTCTTATCAAGTCCGCCTGCTCTTGGTTTAGCTTGCGGTATTTACCGCGTTGTAGTTTGATGTCGTTATTATTCTGTGCCTGATTACCGTAGTACAAGTGTCCAGGATTTACACAAGCTGGATTACCGCACTTATGTAAGCAGCCAAGTTTATCTGGGCAGGGTCCTAGCGTGTGATGCGCGGCCAATCGGTGAGCGTACCATAGCCTCCCTTCATGCCACTTCCTTCCGTGACCCTGGCGATCAATGGCTCCGGAGAATATGATGCAATCACCGGGACCCAGCTACTTTGACACCTTGAACCCGGCCTGCGCCTTGGAAACACGGTCACTGAAGAAGCTGTTAACGATTTGTCCGATCCACAACTTACGCGGTGCAAGGGACTCGCGGTAGGATTCCCACTGCTCCTCGATCTGCGTGTACAACTCTGCCTGTGCATCTTCAGGCAGGCTCGGGAAGGCTGCTTTGACTGCTTCCTGCAAGGCTTCCTCTCGATCCACTCGGCCACCCCACGCAACGGCGTTCTCGTAGGACTTGATGAGCATTGCGGTCTGGTGCTTATACAGCATTATTCTCTCCTTTTTGTGCGTGCAGTTCGAGTTCGAGTACGAACAACTCGTTGATGATGTGATGTGCTCGGTGCATGATCCCTGTCTCGGGGTCCAGCACCTCGCCCTTGCAGCGCTGTGAGTCGTGGCGGTAGCTAGCATCCTGATAGCGCTCGGCTGCGTTCTCAACCTTCTGCCATGAGTGCGCTTCGTACTTCTGCGCACCGAAGGTAAGGGTCTTGACAACTTCTGCGAGGGCAAGTGGCATGCCTTCGTGAAGCAGGGCGGGCCGCTGCTTGCCGCCGTCAAACTTCAGACCACCACCACGAGATTGCGTGACGTTGTGATCTTCTACGTTCTGCACCACATCCTGAAGCGGACGGGGTTTCAATACGTGGAAGTATCTGTCGGACCACGCGACGAGAACACCATCCACGTTGTCCTCACGTTGCACCATGTATATCCTTTCGCCGCAGCGTTCGTCGGAAAAGGACCGCACTGTAGCTTTTGTGCCTTGCCACCTCTCGCCTGGATTCCTCTGTACTACCGTACCTTTCGTTAACATAAGCCCTCCTCAGTTGATCAGGATGTGCGCCCGCTCTTGTCGGGAAGTCAGCAGCACACGACCACGACTCCACCCGCCGCAGCCATTACACTGGTAGCGTGCATAGTGGCCGACCTGGGTGTAACGTGTACCCTTGCGGCGGACGTCGGTGCTACCGCAGTTCGGGCAAGTGTGGCCGTCGTGCGTCTCGTTGAACACGGCGAGGTTCTGCGCACCCTGATACCACGGACGCAGCTCTTCCCACACACCCTCAAGGGCCAACACGTCGGGAACATTGTACGATTCCATTTCGTCCCATGCTTCTTGGTTTCCTGTCTGGCATCCCACCCACAGCTTGACACCGGGGAACGCGCCGTGCTCGTTCTTGCGCATGCCATCCGGACCGAACTTCTCGGACAGATAGATCAGCTTCTGCGAAGTGAACCCGAATTGCTTACGCGATTCGAGCAGCGTATCAATGACACGCACATCAGGGATGGGGGGCATGCGGTTGTGTGCCATTCGTGCACGGATCTTTCGCATGTCGAACTTCTTGCCGTTGTGTGCGATCACGATGTCCGCCTCGCACAGCATCACATGCAGGGACTTGCACAGGCTGAAGTCGTTGATCGGGTTGCGCTGGTGCCGCAGGCTTTGGTACAGCGTGGGGGAATCCCCCGCCCACTTCGCGGAGAAGGACAGGATGTTCCAATCCTGCTTGATGGCATCGAGCGAGATGTTCGTCTTGAACGTGCTAAAGAACCAGCCGAGCATCATGCTGGTCTCGATGTCTGCGATGAGAATCTTCGGGCCGCTCGTCGGGGTTGCATCCATCACGGTGGCAAGGTCGTATGTCACTTCGCTGTCGCGCAGCTTGGGTCGTTTGATTCGCTTCACAGGGTCTCCTTATTTTTGAGTCGGGTCTTGCGCGCCTTCGCATTACGAGCGATGCGCTTCTCGTCCTCGGTCTTGTGGGTGGGATGAAGGTAGCCCGTGATGTTGGTCATGTGCTGCCTCAGGTATGTAGCAATGCCGGATGCGAATGCAAAGACATCGCGCACACCGTAGCGAGGTGCGTTGTTCTCGACACGGCCGAGCAATGCGTTGCATCCACGATGAAGTACGCCCCGAACTGCCCCGGTGCGGTGATCGTGATCCAGGCACGGATCGAGTGGGGCCTTCAGGCCGAACTGGCCTTGGCACAACGCGCACCGATTTCCTTGCTCAGCTGCCAGCTTGTGTCGTAGCAGCTTGACTTGTGTTGCTGTCAATCGCTTCATGCTGTGTATGCCTCCAATGTGGCTCGCTTCTCTTTGACCTGTGCCTCTAACTTGCGGAAGGCTTCTATCATCTGCGGACCAAAGACGTTGAGCGACAGTACATCCAGTAGCTCTGCGTTCTTGTCGGTTCGCATCCAGAGCAACACTGCCTGTTCGACATACGTGTCTCGCCAATGCTCACCAAGGACTTCGCTATACTTGCCCGACACGATAGCCACCGCTTCTGCATTGCAGGTTGTTCCGAGCAACAGCTTCTCAGCCGTCACCTTGCCAACCTTCGGCAGACCCGGTATGTTGTCGGCGGTGTCGCCGTGGAGCATCTGCATGTGGAACCACTTGTGACCATACTGCAATCCGTTCTCACCGACCACATCATAGGAACCAAACGGCACTTCCGTGATGCATCCGAAATCCCAGTCTACGTGCACGCCGCAGAACATTCGCATGTCCTTGTCGGCGCTGTGCACCACGTGCAGGATGTTGTGGTGCAATGCTGCACCCTCGTTGACGTACGCGATGCCGTCGTCGGCCTCACGAGTCAGCCAGATTTTGGGAGTGAAAGCGTTGCCCTCGTATGTCTCCATCCACTCACGAAGGAACGCCCAGTTGTCGGGCTTGCGGCCTGCTTGGCGCTGACCCTGATACGGCTGCGTGGTAGCAGCGAGGAAGCGATCACCCTTGGTAGACGCGGCGTGCGTCAGGTGCATGACGATCTTACCCGCTCCGCTGACATGCTTCAGCTGTGCGCAGCGGGAGAGCACGTTGCGTCGTGCATCCCCCGCCGAGCAGTTCTCGCTACCAGCCGCGAAGTACGCCATGTAGTCACCGTCGATGTGTGCTATCACTCTCGGGTTGTGCTGACGTACCGGCTTCGCTTCCGGCATAGGGGAGCGCTCCGCAGCCGCAGCCATCAGAGCGTCCAGGTTCATCAGTCTTCCTCCTCGTCTTCCTGATCGAAGAAACCGGCATCCTGCAATGATTGATCGTACCAATCCCAGCTGCTGACGCCTCCCGCATGAAGGGCGTCCAGCTCGTCTTTAGCAGCAACAAGCGCGTCGTATTCTTCTACCGTGATATTAACCATCAGGCGATGCCCGCCATCGGATCATCCACTGGGAACGGCGGCTTGTCGTCTTCCTCGCCGCTGGTGCCCTGACCTGCCACCGAACCAACGTTGCTCACATCACCGACCACTTCGTCCAGCGCATCGACGCCTTCCTTCGTGATGGCCGTGCTACCGCTCAGCTTGGCCGCTGCGTAGTCGTAGCAGGGCAGACCCTTGAAGTTCAAAGCCGAGGCGATCTTCAGCTGGATCTTGTTCTTCGACTGCGCAGCAGCGATGACCTTGCCGGTCTTCTCGTCCTTGCGCTCCGGGTACTCACCCTCGATGAAGATGCTGTCCCACATCTCGGCGTCGGCGAAGTCCCACACGAATGCGCCCAGAGGTGTGAGCTGCTGACCAACCGGGATCACGGTGCTGACGAACTTGCCAGTCGGGATACCATTCTCCAACTCGGGCACATCCATCACTGGCTTGCGGATCGAAGCCTTGTCGATTTCGGCGAAAGTCTTGCTCGGGTCTTTCTTGCCCGGCTTGTGGATGACTTCGAGCAGCACCGGCTTACCGAGCAGCTGCACGAAATGCTTCTCCTCGTTGCGCAGGCGGCTGAAGATTTTGAAGTAGTGCGCCTTCTCGTTGGTGGACAGGCCCAGGGTAAGCGTCATACGGACCGGGATCTTACCGTTGTCCGTCTCGATGGGCGGATGGTTCGGGCCGATCAACTCGAACACGATGGCGACTTCATCCTGAGTCTTCTTCTTGTTCTCGAACTCGAACTCGTGCTTACCTTGCTCGTAGTAACCAACGATGCGGGCACCGGTGACACCCTTGGCGGGCGGCGTGTAGTCGAAGTTGCCACCACTGGCGACCGACTGATCCTTGCCCTGCGTGGCGACCTTGTTCAACAGTGCGTCAAGACTCATGCGTGTTGTTCTCCTTGTTCAAACGACGGGTTGTGATTACCAACGAAGTCCTTGCGGATCGACGCCCGGTACTCGATGACCAGACCGGCGAACTCTGCGGGAGGGTTCTTCTCCTCCATCATGTTGTCGCCCATCTTGGTTTCACACGGGACGCCAAGCGGCAGCGTCCAGTTGAACCACCACTCCATATACACCGACGCTTCCAGCATCGAGGCGTGCAGCAGAGCAGCGGCCTTGGTTGCGATGTCGCCGTGTGAATCCACGTAGACGGCATCGTGCACCTGATTCACGAGCAACGCGCGGCCCAACCATTCCTTCGGTTCGGTCACGTACTTACGGTAGAAGGCGCGAAGGCTGACGTACATCGCCGCCTTGGCCCACTCACCGCCGGTGCCCTGCATCGGGTAGTTCTTGATTTCCGTGGGCGAGAACGACTGCGCACAGCCACCCTTACTCGCGGGCCTGTTGGCGATGAACACCGGGGACGGTGACTCGCTGAAGGAATACATCTTACCGTCCGGCGTGGTCCAGTGCGACCGGCCCAGCTGACAGGTTAGCCCATGTGGCACGCCCTGCTGCCCGGCGTTGGGATGCGGGACGAAGCGCTGCGTGCTGACACGGTTGCGCTTGATGTGCTCGACCATGCGGTCGATGTACTCGCCCAGCTCCGGATAACGCTCGGCCTCACCACGCACGAGCGCCTCGACTTCTTCTTCCGACATTCCAGTAGTCGCAGCGATCTTCGCCACGCCTGCACCGTACGCACGCTGGAAGGAGAACACCTTCGCGTTGCCACGCTTCTTCTTCCACTTCTTGTGCTCGGGATGCTTGTCGTCCTTGCTCGCCTTCAGGATGAAGTCGTAGTCGTACTTGCCATGCTCGCCCCACGCTTGCTCTGCACGAAGGCAGTGCATGTCGAGGCCCTTCTTCAAGTCCTCGATCAGCTGACGGCACTCGGTGAGGATTGCCTGCACGTAGATTTCGAGGGAGGTGTAGTCCGACTGGATGATCTTGCCACCCTTGTGTCGTGACACGAAGGCTCGCTTGATCTGCGAACCCTTCTCCTCCAACGTCTCCTCGTCCAGCTCGCCCTTGCTCACGTTCTGCAAGTTCGGATCGCTGGAAGACAACCGGCCCGTCACCGTGTTGGTCATGTTGAGCTTGTGGTGGATGATGCCATCCGGTCCCACCAGCGTGAGCATGCCCTTCTGCTCGCCTGTCTTCTCGTCTGTCGTGATGTAGTACGTGGACAAGTCCTTGTGCAAGTCAGCGCGTCGGGCAAGCGCCTTGGTGAACGGCAGGTTGCGGTAGCCCAGCGCCTCGATCACATCAGCTGCGGTTGAGTACACACCCTCGTCGCTCTTGCTTTCCCACGCAGCATCAGGCTCGGTGTAGCCGGGGAACTCGAACAGCATGTCCTCGTTGCGGAACTTCTGCTTTGTCAAGTCATCGACCTTCACCTTCTTGGTCTTGTACTCGCCCTTGTTCTTGCCACTACCGTACGTGGTGTAGCGCCACAGGTTGTCGAAGTCCTCGGCCGGTGGCGTTGCCGTCGTGGTGCCATCGACCAGCACGTAGTGCACCTCGTCCTTCTGCACGTACGTCGGCCCACCCTCGGCGGCCATGATCGGAACCTTGGCCGTGTACTTCACCTTGCCGCCGAAGATCAGCGCGCTCTTGTGGAAGCGGCTGTTCCAGTTGAAGGTCAGACCCTCTGGCAACTCAGGGATGAAGCCGTTGAGTTCGGCGGTCGCCGTTCCAAGCTCGACCTCCAACTCCTTCGCCTTCGCAAGCGCCCAGTCCTTGTCCACGTACATGCCGTTGTACTCGGCCTCGATGGTGAAGCACAGCGCACCCATGTTGAGCAGCGCCGAGCGCAAACCACCACGTGCACGGAAGGCAGCGAGCTGACCGAGGAACATCTTCTCGGTGTTGCCGATGTCGCCTACGTCGTCGGCGTCGTTGGTGCCGAGGAGGTAATCCATCAGCAGCGTCTTGTCGATGTCGCAGGTATCCACACCCGCAGCCCACAGGGACTTTACTGCATCGTCCTTCAGGTTTCCGCCGTAGCGAGGGGCCGTCTCGTCCATGCTCGCCATGTGGAACTCTTGCGTCATACCATGAAGCAGGTACTCCGCAAGCTGGCAGTCCCACACCATGCCGCCGCCGTCGATGAACTCGATCCATGCCTGCCGATTGAGCGGGCCTTGGCAGATGGCATGCAGGATGTCGAACTTGATGTTGAACCCGACGAGGAACTGCTGCCCGTAGCACAGCTCACGCAGCCACCCATCGCGCGCGCCGCCCATGTACTGGTTGTCGATGCCGACGCGGGTGTCGTAGTACAGGCCGGTGTTCCGTGCGTCACCCTTCCGCTTGTAACCAATCGCCACGATCTTGTTCATGTCGTAGAACGGATTGGCCTTGCGCTTCAGGATGGAACGGATCGTGGTTTCGAGATCGAAGGAAGTGAAGCTCACCCTGCCTCCTTCCCGTCCCGCACTAAGCGGAACAGCTCGATCACTTCCTCTTTCGGAAGCGGCTCTCCTTCTTCCGATGCGAACTTGCGCACCAGCTCGGTCGCCGCCTGCTCACGGTAGAACCACACGTCCTCCGTGGTGGCGATGATGTTCACGTCGTCCTTGCGTACCGAGCACCACACCTGACCATAGCCCGGAGTCCGCCCGTCGCCACCGCTCGGGATGCAGCCCGCGTCCTCGGCGCAGTCCGACCAGCCCAAGTCCTTCATCAGGCCGATCCAGTTGGACAGGTTGCAGTTGAGCAGCCGGACCACGATGTCGTAGTCGGGCAGGTTCTCCCTGCCATAGTAGGCGCTACCGCTCTTGAAGATGCCCACGTTCTTGAAGCCCTGCTCCTTCAGCATCGCCGCAATCTCTGAGAGTCGGGCGTCGTGGATTGCACTGTTGTCGTGGATCATGGTGTGTTACCTCCGGGCTTGGTGATCCACAGCGTGAAGCAGGGGATCAGGTTGATGCACCAGCGCTTGTTGTGCGGCGAGTAGTGCATGCCGATCCATGTGCTGTACTTATTGCGTAGCCATCCCCACTTCCACTGCGCTGCGTCATTGCGTCCTTCGATGTAACCCTCACCGTGCACCTTGCGCAAAAGCTTGGCGAGGTGTATAGCCTGCGCGTTGCTCACGCAGTTGAAGGTCTGCTCTTCTGTTGGGTTGCCAGGGATGCCAACGGACACGGCATTCCCGAGCGCTACGATGTGAATCTGCTTACTCATGCTGCCTCCTGATAGAAGCGGGCACGCTCTGCATCCATCATCACCTCTTCCCGAACGTCGCGCTTACCGCCTGCGCGGTGCAGCTTGTTCTTCGGAGTGCCGATGTAGCGGAAGCGTTCCATCGCTGGGTCATTGAGCTTGCCGCCCATGATGATGAAGTCGCACGCACCCTGCTTGCCGGTCTTGCTGTCCTTCAGTGCGGACTGCGGCGGGTACTGAATGCCCTCACCCTCAGCGCTGATCTGCGAAGTCGCCACGCCCACGGCGTCGTACTTCACACACCAGTTGCGAGCGGCCTGATACATCGCCTCCAACATCTGATCGGTACGCTGTCCGCCGTTGGTCATGCCACCAGTGAACGTGATGTTGTCGATCATGTCGAAGATGATGAAGCCGGGGTTGGTCTGCTTGATGATGCCTTCGACCTCACCGGAGTTGAACCCGTGGATGTCGTAGAACTGCATGCGGTGGATGTCCCCGCCCATCGCATCTTCGATGCGCTTGCGGATGCTGCCATCCTTCGCCCACTCCACCATCTCAGGGATGGTAGCGCCGAGCAGCGACTGATACCACCGCTGCTTGATGCGCTTTCCCGGCCCCTCGTTGTTGAGCCAGATGCCGGTGCGTTTCTGGTCCGGCCACACCGCATCGAGCTGCGTGATCCAGTGACTGGACTCGCTCGTGAGGAACGTGGTCTTGCCTGCGTCGGGACGCATGGCGTAGATACCGAAGTCACCGCCACGCATAGCACGCAAGTTGCGCGCCAGTGTGGGCAGCCGGAAGTGGATGCCGATGTCGTGCTCGTCCATCTCCATCAACTCTTCCGGTGTCTCATGTACCAGCGGCAGTCGTGCCTTGCGATCCATGCGGTCGTTGATCTGCTCGGCCAATACATACAGCTCGTCGCGCAGGCTGAACTCAGCGCCACCGTTCCACTGCACGATCTTGCTGACCGCAGTGGTGGCAAGCTCCAACTCCAACAGCTTCTCGATCATTCCTTGAGCTGCTTCCGCTGGAACGTCCTCTCTCATAGCACGGAGTTGCAACTTTAGTAAAGACTTCTTGTCGTCCGGCTGTGTCTTCACTTTGAATTCCAGAAACCACCCGTCGAATACGTCATGATTCAACTTCTTGGTGTCTGGAAACTCTTTGTAATAGGAACGAAGTCCATCAAGTATAAGAACTGTGAGTTCATCAAGCCCGTCTCTCGGGGCATTGGGCACTAGCCTATCGAACTGCCCCTTGTCCGTACACAGTCTAAGTAGGGTCAAATCGAGGCTCATCGGGTTCCTCCAAGTGTGACCAGTTATTTCCGCAAGAGATTTGTTTAATCGCACTTGTACTTATGTTGAATCTCCCAGCTAACTCAGAACACGTGTGACCTGCTCGTAGTAGGAGCTTTACTTCCTTTGCCTGCTCCGGTGTAAGTTTAAGCTTACGCCCTCGCGGACCTCTCATAGACCTGTCGATGGAGTTGTCTCTGATCGACCCCACTTCAAGATGGTCTACGTTATAGCAAGCCCGGTTATCACACCGGTGCCTTACAACCTCGCCGGGCAGTAGGACACGGACCTGTAGTGTGAACTCAAGCCTGTGCCTGTACCACTTGACTCCCTTGTACTTGACTCGGGAGTACCCGTTTGGTTGTAGACGGCCCTTCCATTCTATGCAAGGACTATCCATTTAATTTCTCCATTATGTATTCCAATCCGTATGCCTTCGGATCGAAGGGGCTCGTTATGTTTCTATGATGTAACCCGAAGGCTGATAGCCTAGCACCGATCTTAGCTGCGGCTTCCTGTCCGGGGTTGCTACCGTTGCTTCTTCCTGTGTCATCATCCAACCACGTGGCGACCTTGCCACCACGCCCTACTAAAGCAGCGAGCACACTGTTGTGTATCTTCGTACCCAACAGACTCCACGCTTCTGTCACCATGCTAACCTTGAACGCAGACAGTGGGTCTTCGCACAAGACTATGGTGTCACCCTTACCTACTCCGTATTTAGCCACGAGTCCAGCTTTAGGGACATCGGGCGTCAGCCATTTCGGTGCTCTTGTTTGAGAGCGGGCAGTCCAGTAAACGAGGTGCCCGCCTTCGGTGATTGGCAATACTACCCGCCCTATAGCAGGGCACCAGTATAGCCCGAGTTCCTGAATCATCAGAAGCGAGATTCCAAACTTGAAGAACCACACCTTAGCGTCGAGCGGCCACTCGCGGGTGTCGTATACCCGTGGCTCTGGCAACTCAACAGTCGCACGCACTCTGCGTTCGCTCGTCTGCTCGGAGTGGATTCTTGCAAGCTTGGCCTCGATACTCTCGTGCTCACGCTTGAATCCTGTGCCACCACACCTGAAACAGAATGCGGTGGACTTGTCGTGCTCCCGCGAGATAAGCAAGGGCGTACCCTCCCCGCACTCATGTGCTACCCGAGTGCGGGTGCCGACCTTCAGTCGTTCCGCATGGTGCAGCCAATCAGAGTCGGGGAGGGTATCGCTCATGTCATCCTCGTTTGGGCAATGGTACTGCGCGGTACTTGCAATCCGGATAGTGTACCGACATCTCTTTGACCAGGGCATTTGCTTGGCGCTTGGTCATAAACATCTGGTTCCCTTTGTAGTAGACAACCACATCAGAGTCCGGATTGAAACCTTCGGATGCCGTCATCGTCGGGTCATTCATCAGTACCCGGCCCACACCGAGTCAGGACTGGCCGTGATGGCAGCACCAGTATCGCGGTTGACCAGCAGCGGGTTGCCCCGCTTGTCCTGCTGGTCCGACACGACGTAGATCGCAGTGCCGTCCGAGCCGACCGACGCATCCCGTGCAAGCAACAGTGTCACCCGCATACCCGGAACCAGTGCGGCGGGTCGGAAGATGGCAGCGGCGGTGTACGTGTTGTACGGTGCGGAATTGGGGAGGCCGCTCACGACTGCCCGCCTTCACCGGCAGCAGCCTTGGCGGCAGCGGCTTCGGCAGCGAGGCGCTGTGCCTCGGCAATGGCGGCGTCGATTTCTTCCTGCGCCTTCAGCACTTCCTCGGCCGACATCAGCAGGGCGCTGCTGTCGATCAGGTTCAGCTCGGCATCCAGACCTTCGCCGGTCTGCACCTTCAGTTGCAGAACGCCCTTGTCGTTCTTGCCGGTGGCGACGATCACGCCGGACAGGACACGCTTGTTCAGGGCACGACCGAACAGATAGGACACGGCGTCGCCGGACTTCAGCGCTTCGATGGCAGCGCTGTTGGCCTCGACTGCATCCAGCTTGGCGAGCTTGTCGTTCAGACCATCGACCTTGGCCTGCGCCTTGGCGATGTCTTCCAGCAGCTCGGCCCGCTTGGCTTGGTAGTGGCTGACGGCGGTCTGGTCGTTGGTGTTTTCGTTCGACATGCGGTGTATCTCCTTTCATTGACGGGTTAGTTGGTGGCCCGTAACGTGGGCCAGTCGGCACAGTTCAGTGCGGGATTACTGGAAGATCAGCTCGCTGTTGTACCCACCGCCGCCATTGTAGAAGCGCCGGCGCAGCACGCTCTCCTCGCCCAATTCGAGAAGGCGATTGACGATCGCTCGCAGCTTGGCGTTGGTCTCGTCGATGGTATCGGATCGGATGTTGATGTCGAAGCGCACAACGCTGACAGCTTCGTCGTCCAGCTGCCCATTATCCTTGCGGACATACAGGCCACGGCCTTCGGTGATTGTTGCACCGCCGACCTGTTGCACAGCAGCAGCCAACTCGGGCTGCACGTTGAGCATGCGGGAGGTGGGGATCGTAATCTCCACCCAGCTACCGAGACGCAGGCTCATGCTGCACCTGCCAGTGCGGACTGCACGCTCGGGTACAACGATGCACCGGCACGCAGCTCGGCGGCGCGACGCTTCATTCGGGAGCGCAGCTTGCGGCGCTGCTTGTTGTTGTCGCCGAGGCTATCGGCCACACGCTTCAGCTGGTTGTTGCCGACGATGCGGGTCTGACCCTGCCCCTTCTGCACGGGGAAGTAGTCCTGCCCCAGCATCTTGCGCAACACAGGGTTGTCGATGGGGATCAGCGGCACGCTGACATGCAGGTAACGGCTCGTGTCCGGTGCCGGAGGCGGTGCGTCATCGTCGTCACGCTTGGGCATCACTGCCTGCACGAACTTGTCCTTGACGTACCGCGCTGCGGTCTTGATCTTGTCGATGAACCCCATTACTTTCTCCTCGTTCCGAAGTGATTGAACTCCGTCTCGTGCCACACGTAGTACGTGGTGCCGAGCGGGTCGGTGTCTGCCTGCCAGTTGCGGCGCTCGCAGTAGTCGTTGGCTGCGTCGAGGTCAGCGAACGTCAGCGTGAACCCAGTGGAAGCCGGGCCGGTGCGGAACCGGCGCAGCCTACCGGCATCGTCATGGTACTGCCCAACGACAACCCACGGGCCACGACCCACGGTCCAGTACAGCAGGATCAGGATACGCAGCCAGAGCTTACGCATAGTACGGCTCGATGTAGTAGCCTTGCGGGTTCTCGCGGCTGCGCTTGTCGCCGCTGGTTTCGAGAGTGCTGCGCGCTGCCGAGCGGGTCGGGAACAGCAGGTTGTACTTGCTGTGATTCCACTCGTCGCCGTCGATGCGCACCGTTGCTCCCTCTTCGACGGAGTTGAAGGAGCTGGTGTAGTCACCGTCGTACTTGATGCGCCAACCCAGCGGCTTGTGCACCGGCTTACGGATGCTGTCGCCCAGCTCGATGACGTGCCAGTTGAACAGGCCGTTCCAGCCATTCCAGGAGTTCAGGATGCCGGCCTCGGCACGGGCAGCAGCACGGCGCTCGAAGGCGGACACCGGTCCGGGATAGGTGGCATCGCGCAGGCTGTCCAGCAGGGACGGGGTTGCGCCCTTGGTGCGCAGCAGCTCGACCAGCGCCGTCACTTCCTCGGCGGTGGCATTGCGTCCCGTGCCATTGGCGACGACGCCAGTGATGACGCCATCCTTTGCGGTGGCCGGGATCGAAGCGATGAAGTACAACTTACGCATGGTGTTCTCCTTGCAGTTGGGATGGGTGGAACTCGGTCTCCTCCACTGTGCAGACGTGAACGTCCGAAGTGTAGGCGTCAGCGCAGGCTTGCGCATCAGGGTGGTGATCGAACGTTAAGCCTACACCGTTGGTGCAGGATGCTCCGGCGTAGTAGGACAGGCCGTCGTCGATGCGGAGCACGTTGACGCGGTAGCGTAGCATGACCTCACGCATACCAGCGCTCCACGCTGTGCTCATGGGTCACGAACTCTTTCCACTGGCGAGGCTTCTCGCACAGCTGGATCGGCTTGCGCTTCCCACTACGGATGCGCTTGTAAACGATAGGGATCATACAATTTGCCCTCCTGTTGGGCGTGGTTCCAAAGCTACGCCCTCGTAGAAGGCGCAGCGGTAGATCACGCGTGGCTCGGGTGCCACTTCACGCGGTAGCGGCTGCGGTACTTCTCGACGATCACGATGCTGGCGTCGAGGGCGCTACGTGCGCCGTCAGCGGTCGGTGTAGGCGGGCTGATAGTCCTCGACGGTGTATTCTTTGCCTTCGGTGAGCGAGTAGGTACCACGCACACCGGCTCCGATGACGCGGGTCCCGGCCTGCATTACGCCGCCTGCTTCTTGGCGGGCTTCGGGACAGCGCGGGCAGCGTTGATGACGGCCTGCTCCTCGGCGGTCGGCTCGTAGCCCTGCTCCGTGGCCTTTTCCAGACGGCCCAGCAGCTTGTGCAGGTCGGCAGCGAAGGAGAACGCCTCGGCCGGCTTTTCGGTTTTGAAGTCGAACCACGCCTTCGCGGCGGCACGTTCCAGCATGTCGGCCAGTTCCTCGCCCTCGACACGCTTGCTCTTGGCAAACTTCATCGGCGCGCTCGCCTTGGTTTCCTTGTCATCGTTCGGAGCCATCGGACCAAACTCGGAGAGGTACAGGCGCAGCGCTTCGTGCTTCATGCCGTTGCCCACGGCCAAACACAGATCGGAAGCGAGCGTAACATCGCCGTGGACGTGTGCATGATTGATTACCGCAATAGCGGCATCCTGAATCTGATCCACCAGCTTGGTGCGGGTGGTGTTGATCGACTTGATAGCGCGCTTGATGTCAGCGCTTCCGGTGATAATGTCCATGGTGATTCCTCTTTCGGGTAATCGTGCCCACTGCACGGAGATGCACACATTACCGATGCGTATGCCTTAGACAGACTAACACCGAGACTAGCGGACTAGCTGTGTGCATCTCCGTGGCCCCTCCGAAGAAGGGCACGGGCCTTATTTAGTAGTCCCACCTGCGAAAGGTGAGTCGGTGCGCCCACTCCCTGCCCCAGTCGTACGCTTCATCCAGCTCGGTGTAACTCAGACCAGAGTCGTAGTTACGAGCGGGGTCAGACCACGTGTAGCCCATACGGAACTCGTACATGCCCAGCAGGAATGCCTTGATCTTCTTCACTGCTCTATCTCCTTGATGGCTTGTTATGCGGGAAGGCGGATCGTGCCCACTGCACGTCACTAGACCCTCTTACGAAGGCCTAGTAGCTTGCATTAGGGCGTGACGGTGTAGTGGTAGCCGGTGCTATCGTGTGTCAGGTCGGACACCCTGCAGCCGTGCTTGTCCATAGCCCTGAACCAGCTGTCGAAAGCCTGCATGGCGTACTTCGGGCTGAAGCGGCACCGGATCACCGGAATGCTCGCATGTCTGCGGCGTGATTCGCCCTGGCAGTCCCGCTGTTACCCTCGGCAGCAAACACAGATCGCTTTCCAGCGGTTCCGTGGCGGGCTTCGTAACGTTCGGCTTGGCGCTTGCGCTCGGCGAGCTTGCGGTCATGCTCCGTGGTTCGCAGGTCCATCACGCTTGCAGTCCGGGTGAACTGGCAGAAGCGGCGCTTACGCTGGGTGCGGTCGAAATTGGCATTGATCGAGCCTTGCATAGTGTGCCTCCATTGGCACTGGTGGGAAAACTAACAGATTGATGCACACTCCACAAAGAGCTATCACACTCGAATGTGTGCCGTGATAGAAGCTAACGCAAAGCCTACCGTATGACCGTTGCAGGGCCAAGGGCAGGGAGCGTGAGTATGCATCAATCTGCTAGCCCTTCGGGCTGTAAACCCTACTCCGGCTAGCAGTGCCATTGTCACCGTGGGCAATGTAGAACCTTTCACGAAACGCAGAGTATTCCCTGCGATAGAGGACTCATCACCCTCTTATGACCGGCCTGCATACGGTTACCCGTAACTTACCATCGTGGCCGACTCTCACGGCAGATGATGGCCCTACCCGTTAGCGGTAGGTAAAGCGGCACCAGTGTTTACTAATCTGGTGGATTCATCAGCCCTTTGATATGCTGGTTCATCCGGTTATCCGCTAGTGCTACGTTGCAGCTTGGCAGTCCACCATAAGAGGCTTCCTGTTACACCCTACCCGTTAGCGGTAGCTTAACTACGTTGGTCTGTAGTAGTACATCCCGGTCCATTGCCGGTGGGTCTCAACCCGTGGTGACTAATCTACTCTCATCCTGCCGCAGTGTCAAGCCCCTTGGCTATCCACCTTAGTAAGCCTCGTTGAGGCCTCCTGTGTTGCACATACTAGGCTAACTGTTCCGCCTTGTCAAGTGTCTATCATGGTAGCTCATCGCATCCCACATTAGATAGCCATCAGTCCTGTTATTCTTGTCGTCATCCCGTAGGTACTTGACTAGGTCAAGTCTTTAGGAGTCACACAGGCTTATCAGTTGGCTTACTCACTTGCTGATTGCTAGGCTATTCTACTACATCCTACTTGTCAACTACTTTCAGTTCCAGAAGCTGCTGTAGTTGGATGACACTACTACGAATCCAATTACCCACAACAGCCAGCTGGGGAGTCTCTTGTTACTCACGGCTGCTTCCTTCAAGGCTTAACATAAGAGTGGCTTTCCATCTTCGATGGGCGGGTCCTTTAGGAAGTGCTACCTTTCGATGATCACTGCCGATGTACTGGCTGCTAGTAGGTCTGCGTGAGACCCGTAAGGGTCTGAGAGGCGAGCATCACACGACAGGTACGCGGTCATGTGTGGAATCCTACAGCGTGTCAAATCAAGATGGCACGTCTTCTGTGCTATAGGTGTACCAAAAGGCCGAAACGATACAGATGGCCCTAACACGCCTACAGCTGCGGTTCGCATGGTAGCAGGTAGGTATGCACCTGTCAAGCCCCTTGCGGCCCTCCTGAAGCCCTACCGCTGCCCCAGTGACGCCATTGGATCACACCCACGGCACCACGTCAAGCACCAATCGCAGGAGATTTATGTACGATTCAGCTAGCCCACCACGTGCCACGGCAGGCGAGGAACCGCACGCCCACACGCTCGCACCTGCAAGCGCACACACGTGCGCCCACGCCACGCCACGCGCAGGCAGGCACAGGCACACACCCACGTGCATTGACTCGCGCCCGCAGGTGAGGCGCACACAGGCGCACACGCGAGCACGCACCCATGCGCACCCGCAGGCGCGTAACGCGAGGGCGTACGGGGGCACGCGCGGGAGCTTCTATTGGAGTGACCCCCGCGCAATTGTGAAGCAAATTTTGGTCCGGCTATCCGCGTGGCCTTATGACTAAGCCTTACGAACTGGTGCCTTTAGCTTGATGATAGGCCCGGAGCTGTAGACATCGTGAGCTATCGCAGCAGCCATGGCCTTAGCCACAGACTTGCTCGCATGATAAGCCCCTAGAGCTAGCGCCTTACCGCTGCCATCGAAGTACGGAGCCTCCTCAACCCACTGCTGCTTACCAGTAGTGACCGTGAGTACGCCGTCCTTAACCACAAGCACCGTAGCGGACTTGCCAACGTGCTCCTCGTAGCCTTCGCCCGCTTTAAGCGCAGCGAGAACCGGGCGAAGCACTGTGAAGTCCCCGGTGACACCCAGCAGCACGGGGCCGGTAGGTGTCGATACGGGCATGATCTTGCGCACGGTGTGCTTGTGGTCGCCCTGCGTGGCCTGACTATCGGCCCACAGGTGCTTACCGTCCCAGCATATGGTGGTCATTTGTCACCCGTACACCGGCGCTTGCCGGTTCCGCACACCTCAGCCTTCCACGCACGCAGCGCAGCCTTGTCCTTGTTGCACAGAACGGTGTCCAGTCGGCGGTCTTGCGCGAGCTTGACCACCTTGTCTTGCGAGGAGGAGGTGCCCTTCCCACCACCGAGGTAGGTGATGTGGCAGTCCTTCAGCAGGTCATCACTTGGGACCGGCAGGTTCGCGCAGGAGGTCAGCGACATCAGCAGGAACAGTGCCATCCCGGTACTCCGGGGCAGCGTCAAGAATTTCTTCAGTGCGAACACGCACGTCCTCCTTCTCTTTGATGTAGGTCGCGTACCCGGTAGCCTGGGTCTGCGCCGCCTTGGCGGTAGCGGTCGTGCCAACTTGGGCAGTTTCCAGCTTCTCCACCTTGCGTTGCAGGCCGTAGACGTACAGACCGAAGCACACGAACATGGTCACGACCAGCAGCAGGCCGATAGCCTTACCGCTAAGCCGCGCGATCACTTCACTTGGGGTTTCCACGGTTGGATCACCTCGTTGTTGGGGCGCAAGCACAGGGTGTACTCTGCGTCGCGGCGCTTGGGGATGCCGGAGCATCGGCTGCTGGACAGTCGGCAGTCGAGCTTACCGACGTAGACCCAGCGCAGGAACTCCTTGCAGCTACCTTCACGGTCCCCTGCATTCGCCTTGCGCAGCATGGTGCTGTCGGCGAACGCCTTCTCACCTACGTTGAACACGAAGTCCGTGTAGGCGTCGATCTGGTTGCGGTTAACGGTGGCCTTCAGGTGCTTGCGCACGCCCTGCTGGGCGATCTGTAGGTCTTCGATCAGCCACTTGTCGCACTGTGCCTTCGTTGCCGTCATTCCCATCGCTACGCCCTTGGTGTGGCCGTAGCAGATGGTCGGCACCCCGCCGGTGTCGAGGTACGCAGAGTAGCGTACCCCTTCGTGGCCTTGGGTGAATGACAGCAGCGTTGCCGAAATGCCGATGAAGATGCCGCCGATCAGGCCGAAAAGCCCCTTGTTGCTGGTATCTTGGTTCTGCTGCTGGTTCATGGTGGCTCCTTACGGGGTCAGCAGGTCATCATCCGGGTCCAGATCGGCCGGAGTGTGCGGGCCGGAGTTCGGACCCGAGGACGCGGTGCGCTCGCCCGCAGCGGTCAGGGCGTCCAGCACAAGGGTAGCGTCCTTCTGGAACTCGGCGAGCAGCTGCGCTGCGGTTGCGGGATGCTGCTCTGCGTGCTCCACGAGTGCGAGCAGTTCGCGGTGCAGGTAGTTGCCACGGCCAAACAGGCCGGTGTAGTTGCTGGTGAAGTCGGACTTCTGCATTGGTTACCTCCGGTAACGGTCGAGTAGGGATGGACGGCCACGTTGCAGCGGACTCTTGCGGGTCGATGCCTTCATGCCGGTCGGATCATTGATCCAGTCTTGGAACTCTCGCTGCTGTTGCTTGGCGATGGCCTTGTTCTGGTCCAGTGCAAGCTGCGCAACCCAGTGACGCACGCTGCCTTCCAGTGCATCGAGCCGGTCATCGTGTGCGATGCTGCCCTTCTGCTGCGTGATCTTCGCCATCTGGTGGAACAGGCTGTAGACCTGACGCTTGCCGCTGGATGCGTAGCGCTGGGTGTACTCGTGGTCCATTTCAACCACGGATTCCAGCACGACCAGCGAGCCGCGAGCCATGACAGGTTCGAGCGTGCCGATGATGCGGGCTTCCTTGTTGCCGGTCACGAACTCCTCGCGGATGTCGCCCTTGTATCCCTTCTCCGTGCCGCGATCTTCTCGCAGGACGGGCAGGAACACCTTGGCGAACGCGCCATAGCCCATGTTCTTTTCGATGTTGATGACGTTCGGCTTGTACTTAACCGCAATGCGTCGCAGTTCGAGCAAACCATCACCATCGTAGCCACCGGGCACAGCGCCCACGGCCAACACGTACACGGTGGAGTTGAGGAAGGCGGTCACGGCGAACGCCGTCTCGTCTCCGTTGGCACCACCACCAGCCGGGTCGATCTGCATGTGCACGCCCTGCACTGGGGCAGTCTCTGTGCTCATGTCGTGCGGCATCATCATCACGAAGCCGTACCCGCTGGACTGGAAGCTACGCTGATGCGCGTTGCTCAGGCCACGGGTGATCGTCAGAGGGAAGCGGTCGCCGCCACCTGGGATCACGACCAGATTCTCAGTCTTCAGCGGGAAGCGCAGCGCATCCATCAGCCGCGTGTTGAGCATGTAGTTCAGCTGGTAGCTGGACGGTCCACGCTGACGCAGCTCAGACTGGTGCTTCTGCTCACCGGCCAACAGCTCGTCGGTACACTGGCCCTCGTCTCCCATCGGACCACCACTGAACGCCAACATCGGGTCGGCGTCGAGGCGCTGCACGATAGACGGTGCCAGATGCGGGCCGTAGTGCTCGCGCTGCGCCGGGGTCGGGTAGCGACCGGGCCAGATGCGAACGTCATAACCACGTCCGGGCAGGGTGTTGTAGATGGAGTCACCGGTCTGCGGCGTTCCGAGGTACAGGATGCGGCCGGGCGTACCGGGCTTGCCGGTGCAGATGGCCGAGAACTCCAACGTAATGGTCAGCAACAGCTCCCGGTTCGCGGCAGTGCGGCTGTTCTTGTTGGACTCCACGTCGTCCGCGATCAGAAGGTCCGCACGCTTACCCGGCAGGTTGCCGGTGACGCCGATGCACGCCACGCTCGGGGACTTGTCGATGCCCTTCAGGGAGTGGTGCACGTCGAACGCGTCCACAGAAGTGCGGTCGCCTGAGTTCTTGTCAGGGCGGATGCACTCCAACGTCGGCACCGTGAGGATGATGCGCTGAATCAGCGTAGCAATCTCGGATGCCTGCGTGCCGCCTGCCGATACGATCAGCACACGGTGGGTGGGATCGTGGATCAAGCAGAAGACGGCGTAGATGGCAGCGATGGTGGACTTTGCCTCTCCTCGCTGCGCCTGCACCATTGCGAGGTGCGGGCCGTACTGCATGTAGTTGGCGATGTCGTACTGCATCCACGTCGGCTCGAACCCCAGCACCTTCATGATGTCTCGCATGAAGGTGGCGAAGTGGCGGTAGTGGTTCTGCAACAGCTCCAACTTCTTGCGGCGAATGTCTGCCTCTTCGGCTGATTCACGCATGGTTGGCTACGCTCCCTGGAAAGTTCACGATGTTGTCCAGCGCAGTTTGCAGCTCAGTGTCGTCGGCCTGCGGCAGCGAGTGCTTGCCGAGTTCGTCTTCCAGTTCGCCGAGCGCCTTGTTGGCTTCGCGCGTTGCCGTGATGTTGTTGTCCTTCAGGAACTTGATCGCGGCATTGATGTCGGCTGCGGTGCACAGCTCGCCATCGGCGAGACGATCCTTCAGTACCTTGGCGACGAGTTCGTGTAGTGCGCCAAGAGCGCCCTCACTTGCTGGGTTCGACATCCTTACCTCCCATGATCTTGCGGTGCTCGCGCGCGCGCCAGTAGAACTGGGCGACTGCATAGAGAATGGCGAGCGTAGTTACGATGGCAGCACCATACGTGCTGATGAAGTTGAGGTAGACCGCGCCGAGCGTAAGCGGCGAGGTTCGGACGACCTCATTGACCATACTCGGCGGGGTCATATGAACTCCTGTCACGGTAGGATACGCCACTCCAAACGATTGGCGATGGTCATACCCATGTTGATGATTGCAGAACCCTGCATGTCCGAAGTCAGCAGGTGCTCAGTCTGGAATCGCTCACGCTGGACACGGCAGTACAGCTGACCGTTGCGTGAGTAGCTTACGATGATGTCGCTGGTGTTGGACGATACTTCTCTGTGGTCGTCCAACGTAAGGCATACGTCAGTGGACCCAGGCAAAGGCAAGGTAGCCATCGAGTTACTAAGGGTGTCGTACCAGTGGAAGAACGACCCTGTACCCACCGTGTAAGCTAGGTAGGTACGCATGTTCAGGTCGAACGCCAAAGCGGTACGTACCACATCAGGAACTGCCAGGATAGGGACCAGAGTCCCACCCACCGGTCCGACTACAATGCTGCCATCTACATAGGCGGACTGCCACAGCTGGTACTCCATACCCAGCGAGCCATCACCTAAAGCACCCGACCCCATCTCGAAGTCCACCAGCGGAATTGTTCTACGCCGTTGGCGGTAGAGGTACGCTGATGGGACTGCCGGAACAGAGAGGGCGGGGATCATGGCGTGTACCGAGCGATGCTATGTCGCGTAACCAGGGTGAGCTGCTTGGTATTGTCCTTGGCGATTGCCGGGCTGAAACCAAACTGGAATGCACCGGACTGTGTGCGCGAACTCAAAGACTGCACGCCACCGGCTCCGAAGTTTCCTTGGTTAATTCCGAAGATTCCCGTGATGTCTGTGTAGAAAGTACCAGGCACGTACGTGGAGAAGATACGCTCATCCGGAGAAGAACCACTACCTTGATTGCTGGAAGTATTATCCGGCCCGATAGGACCAGAGTATACTTGCACACCTAGAAAGTTGCTCCCCGCATCGGTGTAGTGGATCATTGCTCCCTGTGCCCACAAGTCTGCATCATTGCTACTTGCTGCCCTTCCAGTTACAGTGGTAGAGACACCACCAATGGATGTGACTACCGGGGCCAAGTCTGCCAGAGGAACATACAGCCGGAGTTCGTAAGTGATAGTCAAGAACTCCGTCGGCAAGATCGTCAACGTAGTAGGATTGCCACTACCGTCAAGGATCAGCGCGCGTGAGAACAGGCTACCCGCAGAACCAGTTGTCCCAATTCCTACTTCCGTCAAGGTACCAGCAGCTGCGCCTTGGGCAAACTGCCAGACGTATCGAAGCCTCCAGTAATCTGCAACCCGGTCTTTTGCACTCTGAAACATGGTGGGCTGGATTGCCAAGAAGGAAGCCAAGGCAGTATCTGTGACTGACGGAGCAGTGGACCCAGTACCGACTTGGCAAGAAGATACTGCGGTGGCCCTACTACGGATAGCACACCACCGGTCAAGCCCGTTGTTCGTGATGAGGTTATCAAAGTCATGCACCGAAACTAGCACGGCTTTGCCGTTACCGTCTCGTCGATACTTGTTAATGGTGAAGTGGCCCGACATCTTAGTCGTGTAGCCAATTTGAAGCTCGGTCATACCAGCACTCCTGAAATGAATTGTGCGGACGGTCGGGTGCTCTCAACCAAATCTCTGTTGATGTTCTGAATCACCATCGTACCGGAACGGAACTGCCCGTTCGATTGAATGTTCTCATTGCCCGAGACAGTGTAGTCTTCGTAGCTCACCAGAACTTCGAGGTTACCAGACACGAACTGCCCGGAGGTAACAATGAACTCGTCTCCTGAAACGGTGTAATCTTTGTAGGCCACTAGCGTTTCCAGAAGACCTTGCTGGAAAGAGGCCATGCTCATCGCACCATCCAGAGGGGCGGGAGGAACAAACCCGTTGGACATCAGGAACTGGGCAGAGGTTGTCATGTCATCCATGACCAAGGCCGGGTACGGTGTGCTAGTCAGTCGGATAGAGAACTCTGTGATGTCGCCGGACCAGTAAGCTACACGGTTGGCGCTATCAGTCACTTTCAATCTGACGAAGTAGCTGTCGTCGTCATTCTGCCCTAGCGTGTACTTGTGATTCCACCGAACGTTGTCCACCCACATCGGGCGGTTCTGTGCATGGCGGTAAGCACTGACCACAGCGTAGACGTATGCAGTACCCGTGGGAGCACCAGCCTCAGTAGAAGTTTCCTTCCACTCGCCGTCCTTACCGGATACCACTAGGTTACCCGGCTTGATTAGAAGCTCTCTACCTTCGAGGTCATGGAAGACCAGGGTGACTCGGGCACCTACGCTACCGGAAGAACTACCGCCTTGCTTAACGTCAGCCGTCAGGCGAATGTAGTCGTTGATCTTAGCGGGGATACGGAACATGTTCAAGTCGCTACCGTCAGTCTTGAACTTGTCGAACTTCGCAGTCCAGCTACCATCCTTTGCATTGGCAGGATCATTCTCAATGGTCCAGCCTTTACCCAGTCGCCAAGTGCCGTCGTCTCCATCCTCGAAGCTGCCGTTGGGCAGGAGCTTAATCTCTTCTTCGACGACGGTGTACGCGGCCCACTTCAACACCACTTCTTTGGTGATGTTGTCCACTCGTGCTACCAAGCCTACGGGTGCAGTCGATTCAAGAATCTCTACACGACAACGCCCGATAGCGTTATTGATTTGAAGCCGGCCTTCGTATGCCTCAGTGGCGGTGTAGTCTTCCAGCTCTCCTGTTACAGAGAGCGGAAGTTCAACCTCGTCCGTACTGAGCGGTCGGCCGTACAGCAGGAAGGGGTTAGCCATTACTACTCCTTAGCAAGATCGCCGGATAGTGTCCAGGTGTTGGTGTCTGCATCTTCGCAGGTCAGACTGATCACAGAGCTCGCGTCTGCGCAAGGCA